GTTTCCTGCAATCATGCCAAGCGGTAAACCCCTGTGGCCGGAATACTGGAGCATTAAAGATTTAGAAGGAGTTAAAGCATCTATTCCATTATCAAAATGGAATGCACAGTACATGCAAAATCCAACTGGAGAAGAAGGTGCATTAATTAAAAGAGAATGGTGGCAAGATTGGGAGGGAGATATTCCACCATTAGAACATGTCATACAATCTTATGACACAGCTTTTATGAAAAAAGAAACAGCTGATTATTCTGCTATTACCACCTGGGGTGTATTTCATCCAACTGAAGATAGTGGTCCTTGTTTAATGTTAGTTGATTCTGTTAAAGGTAGATATGAGTTTCCAGAACTAAGACGTATTGCATTAGATCAATACGGATACTGGCAGCCGGAGACAGTGATCATAGAGGGCAAAGCATCCGGGCTCCCTCTAACTTATGAATTAAGAAAAGCAGGTATACCTGTAATTAATTTTACACCATCACGTGGTAATGATAAACACACAAGAGTTAATTCTGTATCTCCATTGTTTGAGTCTGGTAAAATATACGCACCTACTGAAATGGATTTTGCGCAAGAAGTAATTGAAGAATGTGCTGCTTTTCCTTATGGAGATCACGATGACTTAGTGGATTCTATGACTCAGGCAGTGATGAGATTCAGACAAGGTGGATTAATTCAACACCCCGAAGATTATGAAGATGAGCCTTTACAACAGACTCCAAAAGTGTATTATTAGCCATTATGGCAATAGACGAAAACGATCCAAGATTAAAAGACATGCTCAGAGCTATTGAGCTGGGTGAGACCTTAGAGGATCTCGATGACCCTGAGGACTATGAAGATCAAGGTGGTATTAACTCATTAAAAAGAAAACCACCATCAATTAAAATGGCATCAGAGCCAGAAGATGAATTCGAATTAGAATTAGGAACTGTCATAAAAGAATACTTTGATTTAAAAGAACAGGGTATTATTAGAGATATTTCTATAGAAGAATATATTGATAAGTATTTATCTAAAAAGAAAATGATGAAGGATAGAGCCACAGCTATGGGTGGTGGACCTATGAGAATGGGTTTTAATGAAGGTGGTTCAGACGCTTTAAAAAAAGAATATAAACAAGATTTAGAAGATGGTATAATTTCACCCGACACTACTTTTAATGAATGGTTAGATAATAATGCACCTGATCCAGATATGGATTTAATTTCTAAAAAGAAAATGATGAAGGATAGAGCTACAGCTATGGGTGGTGGTATGATGAGAATGGGTTATGCCGGTGGATCAGAAGATATTGTTGAACCATCTAAATCAATGCAAGTAGACACTACAACTTATCCATTAGGTCAAGATCCTGATAATTTTCCAATTAAAAAAGAAGGTAGTAAAATAGATTTAGATATTGAAATGATTAAAAAATTAATTGAGAAAAGAAAAAAAGAAAAGAAAAAACTAGCTATGGGCGGTATCGCAGGAGTCCTGTAGTGCCTGATAAAGCTCCACCTAAAAAACCTAAAAGATATAAACCAATGTTAGACATGCTTAACACGGAAGCAGCTGTTAATACTTTGTCTCCAAAATTTTTTACTGAGATGGTTGGTATGTTTTCACAAAAAGCATATGAAAATGGAGAACTAAGTGTAGATGAATATTTAGATATTGTTAAACCATTATTTGGTGAAACAGGAGAAATGGTAACTAATAAAATAAAAGAGTATGAAGATGAACTTGAGAGATATGCAACTGGTGGCAGAGTTAATTTCTTAGAAGGTGGAGACACAGAATATAATGCGATGGTTACAGCTAAGTATATTGAACTAGGTGGTAAAGAAGGAACTGGTATGGATATAGATTCTTTTGCAAAAGAATATTTTCCTAAGTTTGCTGATGGAGGCCGAGCACAATTTGGTATAGGCTCCCTGGATCCTGATGCAGAATTTAATGAAAGAGTAAAAGAACTTATGGATGATGGTTATGAATTTGGTCAGGCAGTTAAAAAAGCTATGGAGGAAACAAGAAAAGACCAAGGCGATGGCACAATGCCTAAATCTGAAAAATGGATGAGAGATTATTTCTTCAGTGGTAAAGGTGGTTATGATGATAGAATGTCATATAAAGAATTTGCCTTAGGACCAGGACAAGAATTATTTAAAAGATTTGGTAATGACTAAAAGGCTTACCAGAACAATTCCTCCGGAATCAGGGCCCATGCCTCAGGGGTTGAATATTAACTATAATGGTGTTAAACAGATAAAACTTACGGAGAAAAAATATAATGGCAGATATAGACAAAGCACTTCCAAACGAAGTCAGAAAAACAGTTAGTGTTCCTGGTGAAGAAGAAATTCAAGAAGAGATAATTGAAGAAGTTCAAGCAGTTCAAGAATCACCTGACGACGTTGAAGTTTCAGAAAATGAAGATGGATCAGTAGATATAAATCTTGATCCTGCTGCAGCATCACCTGAAGGCGGTGATGAACATTATGCAAACTTAGCAGAATTTTTACCTGATGATGTACTTGGAAGATTAGCATCAGATTTATCTAGTAAGTATCAAGATTACACTGCTTCAAGAAAAGATTGGGCACAAACTTATACACAAGGTTTAGACCTTTTAGGTTTTAAATATAATAATAGAACAGAACCTTTTTCAGGAGCTAGTGGTGCAACACACCCAGTACTAGCAGAAGCAGTAACACAGTTTCAAGCATTAGCTTATAAAGAATTACTTCCGGCAGATGGACCAGTTAGAACACAAACTATAGGTGTACCAACTCCAGAAAAAACTCAACAAGCAACTAGAGTAAAAGATTTCATGAACTACGAGTTGATGGAAAAAATGAAAGAGTATGAACCAGATTTTGATCAGTTATTATTTAACTTACCATTAGCAGGTTCTGCTTTTAAAAAAGTCTACTATGACGATATGGAACAAAGAGCAGTTTCTAAATTTGTTCCTGCAGATGATTTAATTGTTCCGTACACAGCTACCTCATTAGATGATGCGGAAGCAATTATTCATCGTGTGAAAATTTCTGAAAACGATTTAAGAAAACAACAGGTTGGTGGATTCTATAAAGATATAGAAATAGGAAAACCTGGAGACAAAGAAACTGAAATTGAAAAAAAAGAAAGAGAACTTGAAGGAGTAACAAGAACTACAAACGACGATGTTTATACATTATTAGAGTGTCATATTGATTTAGACTTAGAAGGTTTTGAAGATGTAAATCAAGAGACTGGTGAGCCATCAGGAATTAAGGTCCCATACATTGTAACACTTGAAGAAAATTCACGTGAAGTTTTATCTATTAGAAGAAACTATGAAATAGGTGATGCATTAAAAAATAAAATTAATTATTTTGTACACTTTAAATTTTTACCAGGTTTAGGTTTTTATGGTTTTGGTTTAATTCACATGATTGGTGGATTATCAAGAACTGCAACTTCTGCATTAAGACAATTATTAGATGCAGGAACTTTATCTAATTTACCTGCAGGATTTAAAATGCGTGGTATTAGAATTAGAGATGATGCACAATCAATTCAACCAGGTGAGTTTAGAGATGTAGATGCACCCGGTGGTAATTTAAGAGATTCATTTATGATGCTTCCATTTAAAGAACCAAGTCAAACATTATTAAGTTTGATGGGTATCGTTGTTCAAGCAGGACAAAGATTTGCATCAATAGCAGATTTACAAGTTGGTGATGGCAATCAACAAGCAGCAGTTGGAACTACAGTAGCTCTTCTTGAAAGAGGAAGTAGAACTATGTCTGCAATTCACAAAAGAATTTACTCTGCTCTTAAACAAGAATTTAAATTACTAGCAAGAGTATTCAAGTTATATCTACCACCGGAATATCCGTACGATGTAGTTGGGGGTCAAAGAGTTGTTAAACAAACTGACTTTGATGATAGAGTAGATATATTGCCAGTTGCCGATCCCAACATCTTTTCACAGACTCAGCGTATTTCACTAGCGCAAACAGAGTTGCAACTGGCATCATCTAATCCACAAATGCATAATCTGTATCAAGCATATAGAAATATGTATGAAGCTTTAGGTGTAAAAAATATTGATCAAGTTTTAATTAAACCAATGCAACCAATGCCAAAAGATCCGGCGTTAGAACACATTGATGCTTTAGGTGGAAAACAATTTCAAGCGTTTCCAGGTCAAGATCATAGAGCACATATAACTGCTCACTTAAATTTTATGGCAACTAACATTGCTAGAAACAATCCAATGATTATGGCTTCATTAGAGAAGAATATTTTTGAACATATTAGTCTAATGTCTCAAGAACAAATTGAATTAGAGTTCAGAGATGAATTAGTTCAACTACAACAGATGCAACAAATGGCTCAACAGAATCCTGGTCTACAACAACAGGTACAAATGCTTACACAAAAGATTGAAGCAAGAAAAGCTCAGTTGATTGCAGAGATGATGGAAGAATTTATGAAGGAAGAAAAAGAAATTACTTCACAATTCGACAATGATCCTATTGCAAAACTAAGATCAAGAGAATTAGACCTTAGAGCAATGGAAAATCAACGTAGAAAAGAGCAAGATCAAGAGAGAATTAATCTTGATAAGATGAGAGCAATGATGAATCAGCAAAATCAAGAAGAAAAACTTGAACAAAACGAAGATTTAGCAAATTTAAGAGCTGATACATCAATTCAAAAAACTGTTTTGAGTAAAACTCTTCCAAATGCTAAAGACATGATGCCAAATGTTGAAATTATTCGTGGTGGAAACGAATAATAATGACAAAATAGTAAAAAAAGGTTACTATAAATTAACTAAGGAGAAAAATTATGGAAAAATTAGATAAAATTGTTGAAATCAAGTCAGAAGACAAAATGAATCTTGAAATTGACCCTAGATCTAAGACTACAGCAGATGGTGCTTTCAACTACATCGCAAAAGGTGAAGAAGTTGAAGTAAGAGGCACTAAAAGAATGCTGAAAGAAAAGTCTAAAAAAGCTAAATGGATATAACATGTGGTTTTCGGCACTTAAATTAGCCGTTTCTGCTGGAAGTAAGATTTACGCTAATAAACAAAAAGCAAAAATAGCAATGTCTGATGCACAACTGCTACATGCAGAGCGTCAAGCCCGTGGTGAGGAAGCTTACCAAGGTAAATTGTTAGAAGCAAGGCAATCAGATTATAAGGACGAGGCGGTTCTCGTAATTCTCACGTTGCCCATCTTGGTGCTCGCATATGGAGTCTTTTCGGACGATGCACAGGCAATGGACAAGATAAAAGTGTTCTTTGACCATTTCCAGTCGCTCCCGTCATGGTTCACAAATTTATGGATTCTTGTCGTTGCGAGTATTTATGGTATAAAGGGAACACAAATATTTAGAGGAGGAAAAAAATAATGAGAAAAAAGTTTGGTAACGGCGGCAATGGTCTAACTAAAGCACAAAAAACTTTACCACCAGAATTAAAAAAGAAAATTTTAATGTCTAAAGGTAAAAAAACAAAATCTAAGTCAATGATCAAAAAAGCAATGGGTATTGCGTAATGGCTAAACTTTGTGCAAAAGGAAAAGCAGCAGCAAAAAGAAAGTTTAAGGTATATCCTTCAGCTTATGCTAACATGTATGCTTCAGGAGTTTGTTCCGGTAAAATTACACCAGGTGGTAAAAAAGGAAGTAGAAAAAAAGCTGGCACTGGTGGTCACATGGTTGCTGGTTTAGCAAGAAGAAAAAGAGCGGCGTGTGCGTAGGAATTTTGCAGAAGGTGGTTTAAGAAAATGGGTATCGGAGAAATGGGTAGACATTGGAGCACCGAAGAAAGACGGCAAGTATCAACCATGCGGAAGGTCGAAGGGAAGCAAAAGGAAATATCCGAAGTGCGTTCCACTTGCAAAAGCCACACGGATGACAAAAGGACAAAAGGCATCTGCTGTCAAACGAAAAAGAGCAGCGGGTAATCCTGGAGGAAAACCAACTAACGTAAAAACATTTACAAAGAAAACATAATGAATTTAGAAAAAGATTTACAAAAACAAATTAGAGAAAAAAGATTAAAAGAATCTGCTATTGCTCAACTTAGAAAAAGAAGTAAAGACTCTATTGCAAGACCAAGAGCAGAAAAAAATATTTTAACAGATAATCCAGAAATGCAAAAAATATAATGAGTAGTAAATATTATAAAGATAAAAAATATTCTTATGTAAAAAAATCACCAGTTAATACAGGTAAAAGAACTATGATAGTTAGTCCTGATGAAGGTGTAGTGGAGATTGGTGAATATGGAAAAGGTAAAAATTTTCCTGCAAAATTTATAAGAACTTTAAACTCAAAAGGTGGTTCAATTAGAAAAACAACTAAAGGACCAGGAGCTAATTACAGACCCACTAAATCTGGTGCTGGTATGACTGCTAAAGGTGTAAGAGCCTATAGAGCAGCAAATCCTGGATCAAAATTAAAAACTGCAGTAACAGGTAAAGTTAAGAAAGGTTCAGCGGCAGCTAAACGTAGAAAGTCATATTGTGCAAGATCACTTGGACAACTTAAACGATCTTCTGCTGAAACTAGAAATGATCCTAATTCTAGAATAAGACAAGCAAGAAGACGTTGGAAGTGTTAGATAAATTTATATATAATTTTTTTGGTGGATTAGATACAATGTTTTCTAAATTAGAAACATATGCTATAAAAGTCACTGAATGGTGTTGGCATAAAAGAGTTAATTTATTACATAAAAGGAGAAAGAAACATGCAAAACGAAGAACTAATAATATTAAATAAACTACAAAAACATCTTAAAGAGTCTTATCAAGATATTGGTGATTCCATGATCTCAGGTGGTATTGACAACATGGAAAAATACAAGTATATGATGGGACAGGCACATGCCTATTTAAGAATATCACAGGAAATATCATCCCTGCTAAACCCTAAGAAGGAGAAAAAAAATGATGCTGAAAGACCAGAAAACGTCGTCGACTTCGGAAGTCCCAAAAACTAAATCCGCTTTATTAGATAAATACGATGACGAACATAAAAAAGAAGTAGACGGTTATGAACGTCTTAAAACAAAAGAATCTTCTAAATTACCTAAACCAACTGGATGGAGAATTTTAGTTCTTCCATTTAAAATGCCTGAAAAAACTAAAGGTGGTTTAATACTAGGACAAGATACACTTGAGAGACAACAAGTAGGTTCTACTTGTGGTTTGGTTCTTGAGATGGGACCATATTGTTATGACAAAGAAAAATTTCCCGAAGGCGCTTGGTGTAAAAAAGGTGACTGGGTAATTTTTGCAAGATACGCTGGATCAAGAATACAGATAGACGGTGGGGAAGTAAGATTGCTAAATGATGATGAAGTTTTAGCAACCATCGATAAACCCGAAGATATACTTCATCAATATTAATCATAGTAACACTAGGAGGAAACTATGCCAGACTTAGAAAATAACAAAGTCGATATCGATACATCAGGGCCAGCAATGGACGTCGATATAGCTGAAGAAAAAGATTCAGCTGAAATTGAACAACCTGAAATAAAAGAAGAACCAACAGTAAGACCTGTTGAAGATGAAACAATTCCTGAAGATAAAACTCATGAAAATGAACGTGAGATTAAATTAGAAGAAAATGTTTCTGAAGAAAAAAAAGAAGAATCAAAAAAAGATGAGCTTCAAGATTATTCAGATAGCGTTCAAAAAAGAATAGCTAAACTGACTAAAAAATGGAGAGAAGCAGAACGTCAAAAAGATGAAGCTTTAACTTATGCTAAATCAGTTTTAACTGAAAAAGAAAAAGCAGAGCAGAAACTTTCTAAGATGGAACCAAGTTTATTAAAGACTACAGAAGATAGTATTAAATCTGGTTTAGAATCTGCAAAAGCAAAATTAGCTGCAGCAAGAGAAGCTGGAGATATTAATGCTGAAGTAGAAGCTCAATCTTTAATTTCTGAATACGCATATAAACAAGCAAGATTTGTTGAAGCAAAGGCTGAACAAGAATTGTATGCTCAGAAAAAAGAAACAGAAGTTCAACAACCTCAAGTTAATTTACAACAAAGACAGCAAGCAGCGACAGGTACACCTGATCCAAAAGCTGAACAATGGGCTCAAAAAAACTCATGGTTTGGTCAAGATTCAGCTATGACTTATACTGCTTTTGATCTTCATAAGAAATTAACAGAACAAGAGGGTTTTGATCCAAGTAGCGAAGAGTATTATTCTGAAATAGATAGAAGAATAAGACTTGAATTTCCACAGAAATTTGCTACAACAGAAGCTAAGGAAACGGCTAAACCTGTACAGACAGTTGCATCTGCAAAAAGAAGTACAAAAACTGGTCGCAAAACTGTGAGGCTCACACCATCACAGGTAGCAATTGCTAAAAAATTAGGTGTGCCACTCGAAGAGTATGCGAAACAATTAAATATCACGAAGGAGGTATAAG